ATGTATATAAATTAACAAACACACCTACAGAAGAAAATTCAAAAGAATTTCAAACGGATAGCTCGCTATCGCTCGCTAACGCGCGCACGCGAGAAGCGACCCCCGCAGATGATTTTTCGCAAAGCGATAATTTCTCGCCTCCCGTCCAAAATCAAGAACCCGCAAAGCCTAAAAAATTTCAAAAGCCTACGATCGAGCAGATCAAGGCGTATTGCAAGGAAGCGGGCAAAGATATTGACCCAGAGGCATTTTTCGATTTCTACGAGGCCAAAGGCTGGGTAGTAGGGAAAGCTCCGATGAAAGACTGGAAAGCCGCAGTGAGGAACTGGGCTAAAAACGAAAGCCAATTTCTGCGGCGCAAGGTCAATGAAAAAGGCGAGGAAGTAGGCTCAATGGGGCTACCGATATCGCAAGTGAGCGAAGCGGGGCAATGGAGCATGAAAAATATGGCGAACCTCGCCGAATACTACAAAGCACAAGGAAGATGAGATGAAATTTGAGGAGTTTAGCCCCTGCTTTTCGGTTATGTGCGAATACTACGGCACAAAATTCGGAGAGGGCATAACAAGGCTGTATTTTGAAAGCCTAGAGCACTACGACATCGAGGAATTTAAAAAAGCTTGCAGAAAGATCACGACTACCCGCGTCTATCCCTTAATGCCGAAAATCGCCGAATTCGTAGAGGCGATAGAGGGTAGCTTGGAGGAGCGAGCAGTAGAGGCTTGGGATGAAGCGATGAACGCTTGTGCCAAATACGGACCATATCGCAGCGTGAGCTTTGCGGATGAGGCTATCAATCGCGCCGTAAATCACATAGTGGGCGGCTGGGATAAGATCAACAACTGCGGACTAGACGAGCTAGTGTGGGTCAAAAAAGAGTTTCTAAGCGCATACAAAGCCTATGCCGGCAAAGAGCTAGAGCGAACGCGCCTAAGAGGAATAGGCGAGCTTTCGGGCTGCAAAAGCGAGGGGGTGCATCTCATAGGCGAGAACAAAAACGTTTCACTGCTAGAAATGGCGGCGATAGAGAGCGGCGAGAAAGCTGTAGAGCAAATTTTGCAGGATAGAGAAACGGCGAAGTTGGAAAACAAGAGCGCGCCGAAGCTCGAAAACAAACAATCCTCCGCAAACTCCGAGGGCTTTATGAGGCTACTTGAAAAGGCAAGGGTGAGATGAGACTATCCAAGGCGGAGTTCGAAAAATTTAAAAATTTCCTAGCCTACGAACACCCTATGTGTCAAATTTGCGCCAAAGCTCCGAGCATTGAGCCGCATCACGTGAAATTCGGACGTTACGGAGCGGACAAAGACGATAGAAAGATCATCGCGGTATGTAGAGCTTGTCATCAGTGGTGCCACGCACACAAACACGAGAGCATAGAAAAATACGAGAGGCTGGCGGATGAGAATTGGGCAAATTTCCAAATACAGGGCTAAAAAGACTGCCTACAAAGGCGCGATATACGATAGCGCCAAAGAAGCAGAACGCGCGGCGGAGCTAGAGCTGCTACAAAGAACGGGCAAGATCAGAAACCTTAGGCGGCAGGTGAAATTTACCCTGCAAGAGGGGTTTTTATATGAGGGGCATAAAATACGCGCGATAGAGTATGTGGCGGATTTCGTCTATGAAGCAGACGGGCTCATCATCGAGGACGTCAAGGGCTACCGCACGCCCGAATACAAGATCAAAGCCAAGATGATGAAAAGACTGATAGCAAACGGCGAGATAGACGGGAAATTTAAGGAGAGTTGATGGCAAAGATCACGGACGAAACAAAAAAGCAGGTAATAGCAGACTATCTTACGGGCAAATTTTCACAACGCGACCTGGTGAAAAAATATAACATTTCGCTGGGAACCGCAAATAAATTAACCAAGGATTTGGCACCCGAAAATGAACGCTATGTAGAAGCCGAAGTAACGATGATTGCGGCGAGGCAAACGCTCCCAAATGAACAGATGAACGCCATAATGAACGCTGCTAAAGACGAGGCGTATAGCAGGGGGCTGATTTTCAACGCCACTCAAAAAAACCTAGTAAAGATCACGGAAATGCTAGATAAAAACACCAAATATGAAAAGGTGGGCGTAGGCGACGGAGTGCAAAACTTCGAGCCAGTAGAACTAAACGCGAACGATTATAAGGCGCTACAGGACGCGATAGATAAGGCAAGTCTGACGCTCGGCGTAAATCCTCGCACAGCCCAAACCCTCATTCAAAACACCAACGCGCAGCAGACGAAAATTCAGATCACTAGGCGCGAGATAGGGGCGAGCGATGAGTGAGCTGTGCCTTGATCTGCGCTACACGCCGCAGCAAAAGGCGGTATTTTTCCAAAACGACGCGCGCTTTAGCACTATCGAAAAGGGCAGACGTTTCGGCTTCACCAAAGGCACGGCGAATGCTTGCATCGAGTGGCTGCTTGAGGGGCAAAAGATACTCTGGGTAGATACGATAGCGGCAAATTTGAAGCGGTATTTTGAGCGGTATTTCCTCCCTGAGCTGCGGCAACTGCCAAAAGAGCTGTGGAGCTGGAACGCGCAGGATAAGCAGCTTAAAATCGGCGAGGGTTATCTTGATTTTCGCTCCGCAGAACGCCCCGAAAATATCGAGGGTTTCGGATACGACACGGTCATCCTCAACGAAGCGGGCATCATCCTCAAAGACCCCTACCTATGGGACAATGCGATCTCTCCTATGCTGCTTGACAATCCGAACTCTCGCGCATTCATCGGCGGGGTGCCAAAAGGGAAAAACAAATTTTTCGATCTAGCGCAGCGCGGAATGAGAAACGAAAAAGGTTGGAGAAATTTTCAGTTTTCTAGCTATGACAATCCGCTGCTGCAAAAAGAGGAGATCGATCGTCTCGTCGCAGAGCTGGGCGGAGCGGATAGCGACGTAGCGAGACAGGAGATTTTCGGCGAGTTTTTGGACACTACCTCAAACTCCGTGTTTTCTTTGGCGGCTATCGAAGCCACGTTTCGCAAGCAGAGATATTTCGATGCGAGCGCGTCCGTGATCTGGGCTCTAGACGTAGCCAGAGAGGGAGACGACGAAAGCGTGCTTTGCAAAAGGCAGGGAGATAGCGTAGAAGCTCTGAAGCCCTACCGCATAGCAAGCACGAGCGAGCTGGCGCGCGAAATTTACGGCGAGTATGAGAGAACTGATCTCAAGCCTCACGCAATCTATATCGACACTATCGGAGTTGGCGCGGGGGTGTTTGATACGCTATGCGATCTAGGATTGCGCGGCATCGTGCGGGAGGCAAAGGGTAGCTTCAAGGCAAGCGATGAGCGCAAATATGCAAACAAAAGAGCCGAGATGTATTTCAATCTGCGCGAAAAGCTTTCGCTGCTTGCAATCGCGCCCGACGAGGAGCTCAAAAGACAGCTACAGCAAATAGCTTTCTATTTCGACAAAAAGGGGCGGTATCTGCTGATGCCCAAAGAAAGCATCAAAAAAGAGTATGGCCGCAGTCCCGATCGCGCCGACGCGCTAGCGATGAGCTTTTTTGACCTCTGCCCGATACTACCGCAAAGAAAGGACGAAAGATATGACGACTACGCATGGTGAAAAGTGCGAACTATGGGTAGAAAATGCACTCAAAACAGACTATATTTTTGAAAAAATTTCGCCCGCGCTCGTGCGAAATTTGGCGAGGCTGGATGATAGGGCTTTGAGGCTAGGCATATTCGTGATGATCTGCGATCTGGCTAGCGGAATGAAGCAGATGCCGACGAAAATTCACAAAATCAGGCTCGCCGCGGAGCTTGTGAGAGACGGAGCGAAATTTAAAAGGGTGCGCGAGCTTACGGGAGTTTCAAAAAGCACATATTACAAAATGAAAAGGATCATCAATGGATAGGACGGCATATCTGCAGGAGCTCAAAACTGCGGCGATGGACGGCTACGAACACTACAAGCAGGGTTTCAAGGATTTGGAGGAGGCGTATCTGCTGATCTTGCGCCCCGAGCTCGCAGAAAGTCTGCAAAAGCGCAACAAGAGCAAAAACTATATTCCAAAGCTCAACTCAAAGGCGAAAAGAATTTACGACGGGCTAACGGAGACTTATTTTAACAATGACAAATTTGCAAAGTTAGAGCCCTATATCAACTCTTCGGACGACGTGATAGACAAATGGCAAGCCGCAATCGATCATTACGCCGAAAGCATAAATCTATACAAAACCTTTGCGCCGATATTCTTACGCGCGCCGTTTTCGGCAAGCTGCGCAGTAAAAGTGTATTGGAGTAAAGATCGCGCAATGATAGACGAAGTGAGCCTACAAGACCTATATTTTGATCCGGGCGCGCGCGGGCTGAATGACATATCCTATCTGGTGCATAGGATATATCTTAGCAGCGAGGATATTTTGAGCTACGGCAAAAGGGGCGTTTTCAAAATAGAGAACAAAGAGGCTTTTGAGAACAAAAAACCCTACGAGCGGATCGAAATTTACGAAATTTACGAGCTGCGCGGCGGGAAATGGTATGTTTCAAGTCTTTATGAAAACGAGCTTTTGCGCGACAAAATAGAGCTGCGAGACGGACAGCCTTTCATAGTGGGCTATATGCTGCCGCAGATCAGATGCACGGACGAGGAGACTTATGTCAGCGCCTACGGAGAGCCCGCGCTGATGTCGATGCTGCCGCTACAAAACGAGCTCAATGTGAATAGAAACTCGATCACCGACGTCATCCGCCAACAGGTCGCGCCGAAAATCATACTCGACAAGACCTCGATGGTAGAGAGGGGCGAGCTTGAGAGTGTAGGCACGCCGATATACACAAATCAACCAAGAGCCGTGCAGGTTTTGCCTGCGGGCGACATAGGCGGAGCGATGGCTGCGCTTCAGGTCATAGAAAACGAGATGAGCGAAGTTAGCGGCGTCTCTCCTCAACAAAACGGTGCGACGACCGTGCGGAAAGAGACCGCTACTATGGCGAGCATAATGGCAAACGAGGGCAGCGTAAGGCTTCAGGGCTATATCCGCACATTCAACGAGACCTTTTTTGAGCCGATATTTGAGCGGCTTGCGTTTTTGGTGTGGAAATACGCCGATCCGATCTTTTTCGCAGGCTTCGGGCGCGGCGAGGTGCCAAGCTTCAAGGTAAATTTAAACACGGGCATCGGAGCGCTAAATAAGGAGGTGCAGAAGCAATCCCTGATGGATGCGGCAAAGATGATCGGCGCGCAGTTTGGAATGTGCTTGCAGATAGGAGATCAGGCGGGGGCTGCTGCGATGAAAGAGGCGAGCAAAAAGCTTCTTTTAGAACTTCTGCCGCTATACGGCATCAAAAATGCAAGCGAGTTTATCGGCGAGCGCAGCGGGCTAGAGCAGATGATCCTGCCGCCGCAGATACCGCCCGATATAAATCCAATGCAAGGAGGAAATTTTGCTGTCTAATACGCAAAAAAAGGTTTTTGACGCCACCATTTCAAATTTGACGTCAAATAAAGAGCTTGAGCCGATTTTGGGGAGTGACGCCGTGAGGAAATTTCTCGTTTTGCTAAGTATCAAATACGAGGAATTCTTGATCTCGGCGCAAGATGAGAATGCAAGCGACGAAAGCCGCCTGCGGGCAATGGATAAGGTGAAGCTGATAGAAAGCTTCTTTGAATTTTTTGAAAACTATAAGGGAGAATAGAGATGACAGAGCAAGACGCAATCAACGCATTAGTGGGCGAATTAGAAGCTGGCGAGGCGCAAGAGCAGGTAGAGCCGCAGGGATCAGAGCCTGCAGAGGCGCAGCAAACAGAACATCCGCAAATCACGCAAGAAAATCTGCAAAATATGATAGCAAGCGCTATGCAAGGCATAGAGGAGCAAAAGGCGGCACAAGAGGCGGAGAAAGCCAAAGCGGCGGAGCAGGCAAAGGCGGCGCAGCTTCCTCCCGAGCAGCAAGCGCTCCTAGATAGTATGGGTTTGCAAGGAATGCCTCAAATGCAAGAGCAGATCAGGCAGCTTCAAGAAGCGCAAGCTCAGGCGCAAGAGGCGGCGCGCAAGAGAGCGGTTTTTGATAAAAATTTAGACCAGTTTAGCAAGGATTACCCAACCATCAAGCCCGAGGAGATGGGAAAATGGGCGGAGCAAAACGGCTTTTTGTCACTTCTTGGCGAAAACTACGACGGCTGGAAAGCGGTAGCAAACGCAATGATAAAGATCGCGACGCCTACGCAAAAACCCGACGAGATCATCGATACGAACAAATCGGGCGGAGAACTCGGCGCATTCGACAGGATGAAAAAAGGCGAAGAGGTAAGCGACGTAGAGATCGGCGCGGAGCTTCTAAAACAGGCGGGATTTTAAGGAGGATGAGATGAACCCATTTTTTTCAGGTGCGGCAGCAGGTGGACTAGCGAGCGCGGCAAACACGGCGGCAAACAGCGGCGGATGGAATTTTTTAGATATGTTAAAAGGCGCGGGCGGCTGGCTTTTAGGAGCGGATAAGAGCGGAACGCCTAATTGGATGAATGCTGCGGGCTTGGCGGGCGGTCTGTATTCGGGCTTGCAGCAGCAAAAAGCAGCGAATAAAGCCATGCAAATGCAGCAAGATGCCTTAGATTTTAACAAGATGCTTTCGCAGCGCGAGATCGACAGACAAGATCGCGCTCAACAAGACCTATATAACGCCTATAACGCTTCGACGTATGCGAGGTAGAAAATGGCTTGGTTTAACCCGCACAAAGTAGATTTCAACTACGATACGAGGATGATAGACGCGGTCGGCGCGGTCGGCAAGTCGCTTTGGGATATCTACAAAACAAACGTAGAGAAAAACCAAAACCAAGCCAAGCTCGACGAGACGAACCGCGCAAATTTGGCGACCGAGGGGCTTTATGACGCGCGAAATCAGGAAACTGCGCGTCATAATCTCGCGGGCGAAGCAGAAACGGCGAGAAAGAACGCTTTCGATCAGGATTTGAGCTTAAAAAATTTCTACAGCACCGACGCGTTACGCAGGGCTCAAATCGGCAATCTATACGCGGACAACGCGCGAGTGAATAAAGCCCTTGCCTTTCAAATAGGGCAGGCGCAGGATAAAGCGAGAGATGAGCAGGAAAAGCAGGCGGGCATAGATATGGCGTGGTATAACGCGGGGCAACAAGGCGGACAATTCGGGGAGTTGCCTGCGGGCTTGAGCGACGCGGACAAGAGAAATCTAGGCAGGCGGTATAGATTACAAACCGAAGCGCAAGGAGGAATTTACAAGGCGCAAGAGCCTATTTTGAAGCAGCAGGAGGCGCAACGCAAGCAAAAACAGATCGACGCCGAGGCGGATATTATATTTTCGCAGCTAGGAGGACAAATTCCGCAAGGGATGACCGACCCGCAGGCGCAACGCGAATATATCAACGCTTACGCCGCGGCAAAGACGAACCCACAGCTGGTAAAGCAAACCGAAACATCGGCGGGGCAGAAGAACGCAATCGCGCTAAATCAAAAGAAATTTTTAGAAGGAATGAGTGCCCTTAATGCAGGCGAGAATTTTATCAATACCACCTCAAATTTAAGCAGCCTTACGGGTAAAGGTATCGAAACGCAAAGCGGCGTATTTGATAGAGCCGTAAACGCTCTTGGCGCAAATATCAGCACCGATGCCGCGGCTTTTAACGCATCTGCCGATCGCTGGGCTAGAGCGAGACAAAATCTACAAAAAGGAAACGGGAATTTTAACTACACAACCTTTAGAGACAATCTCAACCCGGGTCTTACGGGGTCTAAAACCGCGCAAGAAACCGCGATAAATTCATACATACAAGACCTGGTGGAAGTCCAAAACGTAATAGATAACCTAAGAGCTCAAGGTTACGCGGGAGCCGACGATTATCAAAGGCAGCTCGACGCGAAAATGAAATCAATCGAGGATATAAGAGAGCTGCTAGCGGGGAAAAAGAGGGGCGCAAAAGCAAGCAGCGGGGAAGCGACGCAGCTATTTATGCAAAAAATGGGCGCGCCCGCAAGCGCTGCGCCGATAAATTCCTCCCCACAGCGAGGATATCCGAACGACGATCTGCGCCAAGAATTGGACGCAATAGGCATTTTTAACGAGGAGTTTTAGATGAATGCGAGAAGCTTTTTAGGTGATGAGAAAATAAGCGCGCTGATGCAGCAAGGGTATTCGCCCGAGCAGATCACGAACTACGCCAAAACCGAATATTATAAGCAGCAAGGCGCGCAGCAGGCAAGCTTAACCCCGCAACAAGAAGCAGCTGTGTCACAAAAAAACGTAGTTTTGCACCCCACCCCGCAGCAAAATACCGATTGGGCGGCACAAGGGTATCGCCCCGTGCCGATAAGAGACGAGCAAACAGGCGAAGTCGTAAATTCCGCACCGAAACTAGGGCTTGATGGGCGCCCTATTCCTGCCGCACCTACGCTCGGGCGCAGCGAGGAAGCACGAGCCAACGAGAAGAAGAGTAAATTTTTAGGCGGGGCGCTTGACGGGTTAGGAATGGAGGCAAAGACTATTCTTGCTAATTCGTTTTTCGGAAGCGGCGAACCGGCAAAAAGCAAAGATGAAATTTTGCAAGACAAAGTAGCAAAAGCATCTAGCAGGTCTCTTTTTCAAACCATAGCAGGAGATGAAAAAGATGCCGCGGAGCTACAAAAAGATTTAGATTATATCGCAAAAAATGCAGGATATGAGCTTGGCGCGGTGCAGACTAGCGACGGCAAAATTTATTTTGGAACCCAAGGCGCGAACGGGCAAATTATTCAAAAAGAGGTTACGCCTAGCCTTTGGGACGATTTGTCCGCGCGTAAAACCGAGATTACGGGAGGCGTCGTCGGTGCGGGGCTTGCTCCATTTACCGGCGGGGCTAGCCTTGTGCCTATGCTAGCTATGAGCGCGGGAGGTAGCGCGATAGGCTCAATGAACGATCTGCGCCAAAAAGGCGAAGCGGTCGGCAGAGAATATGACGCGGGAGATTATGCCGCAAGGGCGCTCCAAGCCGCGGGAGAGGACGCATTGGGCGGCGTAGCGGTCGCAGGGGCTGGTAAGCTTATAAAAGCCGCAGCTCCCGCGATCAAACAGGCGGGCGAAAAAGTAATAAACCCAATAGCAAAAAAGGCGGCAAGCCTAGCCGACAACAGCATTTTGGCAAATTTGGCCCGCCGCGCGACGACCGATAATATCGAGGGAGCCGAGGCGCAGTATATTAAATCTATGGGCGGCGAAGCGCAGGCGCTTAAAGATTTAGCCGCTACGAAAAATGCGCTAGGAGAGGAGAGGTTTAGCCAATTTTCTAACGCAGATAGGTCGTTTCACATCCCAAAAACCGGTAGCGAAAGTATAGATAAAGGGATAGGTTTTGCAAACGAAAAAATCATAAAACCCGCCGAACAGACAATCAAGCGCGTTATTCAAGGCGAAAATTTAAGCCAAAGAGAGGCCGATCTACTCGCAAGCGCGCTAAGCAACGACAAGGGAGCAAAGCTCATCCTCGACAGCGTAGCCGGCGACGCAAACGCATTCGCCAAAACGCAAAAGGTTATGCAGGGGTTAAACTCCAGTTTCGCGAAAAATATCGGCGAGGCCTTTAAGGACGCCCCTAATGCCGTGCAAACCCTCAAAGAGTATGCGGCGCGCACAAAAGGAGATTTTAGCAATGTTATAAAGACGCTGGATAGCGAATTTAGCACCGCAGGGATCAATACGCGCACCCTATCTAAAAATGTCTCTACGGCGCTACAAGACACGCTCGGAAACTCGCGCACCACAAAGCACATAATGAAAGCTATCGAGCGCGGAGGGCTTGACGGGCTGCAGGACGCGAGGTCGTTTATCAACAAAGAAATTTCGGCTATGAAGGGGGCAAATGATGCCCTTAGTAGAGAGCGCATCCTTGAGCTCGGCGACGCGCGAGCGATCATTGACGATGCCGTAAACGGCGCGCTCGATCAGTTTTCGCGTATAAATCCGCGCGTAGGCGAGCGAGCAAAAGCGCTTATGGAGACAGCGCGAAATGATTATAGGGCTTTTAAGGAAGTGCAAGAAAGCGATCTTTACAAGCGCCTAACGGGGGCTATGAAAGATACGAACGACCTAACGAGCACCCTTATAAAAAGCGCAGACAATCAGACGGGTAAAAATTTAGACGAGATTTTAAGCGTATTAAATCCCGCCGAACGCGCAAACATAGAGGGAAGTCTTTTAAAAAATATCGTTGAGCGAAATACAAAAAACGGCATAACCGATTTTGGAAAAGCTTTCGAACAGATAGACAAAATCCCTTTTAAATCGCAGCGGGTAGCGGGGGCGGTAGAGGAGCTGAAGCAAAGCGCGCCGCTGTTAAAAAATTCGGGTGAAATTTTAAAACAGCTATCTGAAATGGCGCCAAAAACCGCCGAACTACAGCAAGGTATCGGCAAATCTATTACCGGCGCGTTTCAAGTAATGCTTAGAAATCGCGTAGTAAACAAATTGAAATCCAAAATCCCGTGGTATGGCAACAATCAAGCGCTTAAAAACCATATCGCAAACGCCCTTAAAAATGCGGGCGATTTAGAGGGTGCGATAAAAAATATCGAAGCGATACCGGCAGAGGGTTTAGATAGTGCGACCAAAGAGGGGCTAAGTAAATTCACGAAAGAGGTAATCCCCGAGATTAGGCAAATTATAAAAACCCAAGAGGATGACGCC